ATTAGATTCACAATAGGACTATATTGCGCACTAGTGAGAAATAAAATCGACATAAATAGAAAATTATTTATGTTGATTTTATAAAATTATTTACAGAAAACGATAGAACTTTCGATAAAACTATTGACAAATTTTGCATATCGTAGTATACTTTTAATATTAAAGACACATTTAATATTAGATTATAACTAAGGAGACGCAAAAATGAGTAATTGTAATAATGAGATTATGAGTACTATTATGGGGAAAATCAATGAAATTAATGTGGGCAATGGGGATATTAGAGACAGTGAGGGAAAAAGTCTAAATAATGACAGTGGATTAGGTTATAAGCTTATGTTAGGCATTTTAGAAAGTACTTTAAATGATTATAACATTTCTCTAAAACAAACCTCCTTAACGTTAACTACAGATTTGCCAGAGAAGATTAAGTATTATATCGCATGTAAGAAGTTAGAAGGATTATCAATAAGAACTTTAAAAAACTATAAGTATTTTTTAGTTGATTTTGCTAGTTTTATATACAAACCTGTAAGTGATATTAATACCTATGATTTGAGGTGTTATATAGACACAAAAAAGAAAGAGGTAATAGCTTCAACTCTTAATAGTATGGTTTGGAAATTAAAAACGTTTTTCGTTTGGCTTGAAGACGAAGAGTATATTACTAAGAACCCAGCTAAGAACTTAAAACCTATAAAAGAACCTAATAATCTAAGAAGAAGTCTTACTATTGAAGAGTTAGAATTAATCAGAGATAATTGTGTAACCCATAGAGAAAGAGCCGTAGTGGAGTTTTTATTAGCTACAGGTGTCAGAGTTGGTGAAGTTGTTGGTTTAAAGATTTCTGATATTTCTAATGGTGCTATAAAAGTATTGGGGAAAGGGGATAAAGAACGTATAATATATGTTAATAAAAAAGCGATGTACTACATAAAAAAGTATTTAAAAACTAGAAAAGGAAATAGTGAATATTTATTTATAGGGGAGAGAAGTCCTTACAGATTTATTGGGGCACGTTGTATAGAAGACGTTTTGAATAATATTGGGAATAGGATTGAACTTAACATATTTCCCCACGCTTTTCGGTATACATTTTCATGTTTTTACCTAGAAAGAGGTGGAAATTTAGGTGAATTACAAATATTACTAGGACATGAGGATATTAATACTACTTGTATATATGCAAAATACAGTGATTTAGCTTTAAGAAGTGCCTATGCTAAGTATTCCGCAAGTTAGTACTATTTATTCAAGTCTAGTGTTTTAAATTAATTAAATGGCATAATAAAAGCATGTTGAGTATATAAAAAGTATACTTGACATGCTAAAAATATGCTAAAAATATGCTATATGTGTTAAGAATACATGAAAAAGTAAAAATACAGCTAAAAACGCCCACTTAATAAAATCCATATTTTATTAGGAAAATAGTGAAAAAATCAGAAAAATATCTCAATATCTATTGAGAAATCACGACCTTACTTTTTTGTTTTTATAGAAAATTAGCCATAATACGATATTTTGTATTATGGCTAATTTTTTTTGTCTATTTTAGGTGCTTTTAGTGTTTTGGACGCTTTGGGTCAAATTATACTAATATGTCGTCAAATACTATTGGAATCATTATTTTCATTTGATTTAATAACATAATTGCAACTTCTCTCATTTGAGGGTGAGCTACACTAGCTGTTCTTAGTTTAAAGAAGTGTCTCCACTCTCTTAAATTAGCTGTCATGATAATTTCAGTTTTTAATGAGTTTGGAAGTATCGAACGTGCTTGTTGTGCTTTCCATCCTAATTTTATCAATTTTAAATATGATTGCTCTGTATCGTACATTACATTTAACCATTCTTCTTCTAATTCATTTAACTCAAGTAACTCTTCAAGTTCTTTAGATGAATAATTGCTATAATCATTTTCAAACCAACAAGGCTGAATATATGTAATTTGACTTCCAAATTTATCCTTATTATAATCACAATATCTTGTTGACTCTTGAGCATATGAGGCTACTCTGTGTCTTACAATTTCATGTGAAACCCCCCTATCACACACAAATTTTGCTGTGATATTGTAGTGCTCAATCATTGCTTCGTGACCTCTTTTTATTAGCATTTCTACAAACTTTTTAGAGGAGTCTTCTGTGATACTATCTTCACTTTTATAACAAACTCTACCAGCTACCTCAATCATTTTTAACACTTCATTTCCGTCTACTTTAGTTAGAATTTCTACGCTTGGCTTAATTATATTCATTATTTTTCTCCTATTGTTTTACTGTTTTATTGTTCTAGTAATTCATTCTCAAAATATGTTTTAATTTCTTTCCAATTATGTAATCTTGTATATTTATCCCCTAAATATTGATTGTGTGGCTTGTCATATAAAATAACTTTTCCATAAGGGGCAAAAGATTCTATATTAACACCATTATCGTCTACTAAATAATCAGCTCTCCACATGTGTTTCTCAGATGTACATATGAATTTACCTTTATCAGCTTGTAAGTGAGGATAGTATTTAATTACCCATTCAATCTTATCTTGCCATGTTTTGTAATGTGAGTTAGTAACCACATGTACATTAAAATGCTCTATTAACCATTTAGTTACTTCAATTGAGTCTTCTTGTGGCTTCATATAGGTAAAGAATTTGGGTTTAAATAGGTAATTATAGATTTTTTCATTACATTCTGGTTTTACAAAATTACAAACGTCCCAAGAAGTAATATCAGAAGGTTGAAGGTTATCATTGTAATCTCTATTATATTCTAATATCCACGAAGGAATTAAAGGGTTCAATACGTCGTCCATATCAAGTGCTATTGACTTTTTGTTATTTACCATTGTTGTTATAAACCCCTTTCTCTTTAGCAAATTTAATACAATCCATTATTTCTTTTGCTGTTTCCTCAATATTATAGCTATCTACAACAAAGTCTAATTCGTTATAAATTATTTCTTTAGTAAATCTTGTTTTATCGTCTTCTAGTCTTCTATTCCACTCAAATTCATTGAAATCGCCCCTATTAATACACCTTTGTTTTCTTGTGTCTTCGTCAGCTTCTAAGAAAAACGAAATAATATTATCTTTAAATTTTTCTTTAAAGCCCCTTAATCCTACAATATCTAATACTACTATGTAATCTTTAGAAGGGTCAACTTCTTTGTTTTCTACCCCATAATACCAAGTTGAGGGTATATTATTTAACAATGCATTATAAGCACGATATTCAATTAACATGTCGTTTTTTATTAGCTTTTGAAATTCTTCGTCACCAACAAAATTATAGGGGTTTTTTTGTGACTCATATTCCCTAATAGGTCTTGTGGTAGTTGATATAATAAAATTATACCCATGCTCCTTTGCTATTTTCATGGAAACCGAGTCTTTACCAGTATTGCTGAATCCTACAATTACAATTATTTTATTTTTCTTTATGTTATTGCCCATTTATTTAAATTCCTTTCATTTCCCTTTTAATTTAATTAATATTCCCTATTGTAAATTGTTTTTCGTTCATGAAAACTTCTTCTCTTTGATTATGAAAAATATTCACTATTCCATTTTCCTTAAAATATGTAGCTTCCGTTTCGTACCTTTTATTATTTTCAGTATCTAGTATTGCAATTTTACTATTGATAGTTGCAAAATACTCTAAAACCTTTCTGTCTATTCCCCAACCTTTATACTTATGCATAAAATGGATTGAACGTTTTTTGGGTAAAACAAGAGTATTTTTTTCTTTGTGATAATCCCCAATATGATTTACTCTTCCATTTGGAAGGGTAATTGTAATTTTATTCATTCAATTCTTCCCCTTGTTCGTTTTGAGATTTAATCCAACATTTATAACATATTGCTTTATATTTTTCATTTCCACCAATATCTATTTGCCTACCTTCTATTAATAACTTTCCGTTCATGTCGAATTTAGCATTTATAATAGCCTTATTTCCACATTTACACATACACTTAATTTCCTCTATACTATCAGCTAATTCAAGTAGTCTTTTACTTCCTTCGAATAGATGAGATTGAAAGTCAGTTTTAAGTCCATAACATAATACAGTAACATTATAGAAAGAAGCGATATGTTTCAGTTCTTCTATTTGCGAAGTGGTACAAAACTGACACTCGTCTACAATAATACAGTCGTAGTTTTTAAAACCAGTGTCCCAAATAAAATCAAATTCGTCATTAAAAGATATAGCGGTAGATTCAAGTCCAATTCTAGATTTGATTATATTCGCTCCGTCTCTAGTATCTACTAGTGGTTTCATTAAAGCCACTTTCATTCCTTTTTGTTCATAGTCAAACTTTGTCATAAGAGCATTTGCGCTTTTTGACGACCCCATCACACCGAACTTAAAATAAATTTTCGCCATTTTACCCCTTTCTATTGTTTAGTAAACCAATTTAATAGTCTATCTAATACGTCGTCCGCGCTATATCCGTCCCAAACTAATCCAAATTCTAGCATAAGAACGTTCATTGAAGCTAGTATGTATTCATATTTTGAGTCCATATGATACGATATTTGTTCAGTTGTTAAAATATTTAGCACCCCAACAACAATCCATCCTTTCCATACACTTCCGTCTGAATGTTTGTGTGCATACCAAACTTTATAGTTTGGATTATCTTTTATTAATCCTAGAATTGATAGATATAAAATAATCCTATGATTATAAAGGTCTTCAAAAGTATGACTACCGTCAGATATTCTTTCCGTATCTACTTTTGTATTTGATATTAAATAGTTTATTGATTCTACCAATTTTCCTTCTTTTTCTTGTTTGCTTATTATCTTATCCCCCTTTATTTAATTTAATATTTCTTCGTCTATGTATTTCAATATCTTTTGAATACTTATATGATGTTCAATGTATTCTGGTACTGTGGGGTGTTGAATATCTTCCCCCCATACTAAATGTCTGAGGTCTTCAATCTTACCTCTAAGTTCTTTTGTCATCTTAAAATATCCTTTCTAATAAAATTTATTTTTTATTTAACTTCTTCTTTAACCTCTTCTGTAGGAAGACTTAACTCTTCTAATATATAGTATTTGTAGTTTGTTTCTTGATTGCAAATGTTTTTTAAGTGAACAAACATATAATCGCTGTCATATTCGTCTACATATCTTGCACAACTTGATTTTTTCGAGCAGTTTTCATTTTTGCAAATTGAAAACATATTTCTTTTTTGCATTTTTATTCCTCCTCTATTAGTATTAATCCTTTAATTTTAGCTATTTTTAACATGTTTACTTGCTCTTCCTCAAAATAGTCTTTTGATTTGTCTTTGCTTTTAGTGGTGAAGGTTGTTCCTAAGTCTAAATACGATAGATAATAACCTTTTTCTGTTGTTTTATAATGCATAGTTGCTCCTTTATTATTTTAGTATTTGACTTTAGTTTTTTAATGTGAACAATACATTGCATTTTTGACATAAAACTTTAACTTCTTCTTTTGATTTAATTTCAATATGACAAGTAGGACATTCATATTTAAGCGTTTTAGATTTTCCCTTGACTTCTTTTTCTTTCGCTATAGGTAATTCTCTGAAAAATTTAAATGCGTCTTGTTTAATGTTTAGAGAGTCTATAAATTGTTTCGTTTCTTCTGTTAAAGTTGTTACTGACCACCCAATAGTCTTAGCATGTTCAATAATCAAGCCTCTTTTTTCAGCTTCTTCTTTGAATTTTTTATTGTGATATCTGTTATTATTAGAACAATCAACAATATTATTAGCTGTACAATATAGATGAATCATTTCATGTAATTGTGTGCCCATAACGTTGTATATAGGTCTATTCAAGTACTCCGCTGTCATTGTTATCTCAAATTTTCTTGACAATTCCTCTTCATTTGACCATGCTTTATAGTTTGTACACCAACCATTAGTATTCTTATGTTTCCCACTTGATTGAATGATGATAATAGGCTCTATTAACTCCGAGTCGAAGTATTTTACATTGAACTCATTAAATACTCTATAAAGTTCCGTGGTAGCAATACTAATTTGATTTTTAATTTCTTCCATTCTGAAATTCCCCTTTCTTTTAATTTTTAGTATATAGCTTGTATTTAGTAAATTTAAAACCCTTACTTATGATTAATTATATCACTAAGTAAAGGTCTTGTCAATAGGTTTATTGAATGTTTATCTGTATGTTTGCCAATATTTTTACATTAATAGCATAAGTTAATTCAGTAGTTAAATGTCTAAATATTTCACTAGGGGAACATTCTATACTAACTATATTCCCTTTTAATATCTTCCCCTCAATCTTCCCAAGTACTATTATTTGTCCAATATGATAATTATCATACTCTTCTTTAGATATGTTTAATTGTACAATACTAGAACTATTTAACAGTAAATTTATTAGTGTTTTTTTGTCGTTTATTTTATTCATGCTTATTCCCCTAACTTTTTGTTTGTTTTACTGTTAACTTTGTCATTAATTTATTAACATTCTGTCAATATTTAGCTTCCAACGCCCAATTACTTATAATTTCACTTATTTGAGATTTAAAACACTCTTTAGAGTATGTTTTAAACTCCCCATACTCATCTTTAAACACAATTTCAAGTTTGCATAGATTTGCTTCATTATATCCAGATATATTAATCTTAATTTCTCTTTCCATTGTCGTTTTAATGTTCCTTTCTTGCTGTTTTCCCCAATTACATTCGTTAAAGTATGTAGAGTGAAATTTGGTTTGGGGTTTTCTCATAAGTCATGTACTAGTTATTCTTTGACTTAGAGGTACTTCCAAATCCACCGTTTCTTTTGATTTTCTTATGCGCTTTATCATCTGACGTTCTATAGAAATCTGAAATAATACCTTGTACAAATCCGTCCCCTTGGGTAACCGAAAAGGTTTTATTTCCTTCATTTCTAATTTTAATCCAAATATGACCCTCATTATCAGAGTAAAAATAGTCCGCGTCAATTACGGGGCAAGTATTTGCGAGTCTTAGGTAATACTTGAATCCTAAACCGCTTCTAGGTCTTACGTCTAACCATTTGTTCTTGTCAAGTGAGACGCAAATTCCTGTTGGAATAGCTATTTCGTCATTAGGGGCAAGTGTAAAACTAAAAGGTGTGTATAAATCATACCCCGCCGAGCCATCTGTTGCTCGTTGGGGAAGTTTTAATTCGTTATAAATGTAAAAAGCTACGTTAAATAGTTCGTTTGGAATCTCCTCGATTGTTTTAAATTCACTTCCTATTGATTTTGCGTAATCTAAGATAAATTGTTGTAAGCTGATAATTTCAAATTTATTTTCATTCTTTTTAAATATGTTAAGCATTTTATTTCCCCTTGTTTTTATGTTTTTTTAGTGGTTTTTATTATTTCTAGTGACTACCGAACAGGACAGACCCCTGTTGTGCATTCTGAATTATCTAATTCATGTTCTTCTTCTCTTATTTCATATTTTTGTAAAAGCTCTGGATTAAACTCTTTCATTTTAGAGCGTCTAATTTCATATTCTTCTTCTGTTATTGCCTCATAAGGAAGTAACTGAAAAAAACTATTATCTAAACTTATAAATGTAATTCCAATTATTATATCCCAATTATTATAAACCCACTCAATAACACCATTCCATTCATTAGGTCTAACATGAATAGTATTAGAAGCATTATGGTCTACATAATTTTTCATTACCATTTTATAAATTTCAAGTTGCTCTATTGCGGAGACGTCGTATTTAGTTCTACCTTTTGGGGATTCAACAGGAAACTCAATAACTTTAGTTCCACAAGTTTCAATATTTTGTCCTACTTCTGGAAATATTGGATAACCAAGTTCTTCACATACTTTAACCAATGGGTCAGAAGAATTAATTCTGATTCGCCTAATATAATAGCGTGAATGTTGGAAATGTAATCCACTTGAAACCGTTGGTAATTGGCTTAATGTTCCTTCTGGTTTTATTGAAGTTACTAGTTCTGGTCTATTTAAACCTAAATCGTCCGCATATTGATTAGCTTCGTCATTTGCTACTTTCCTCATTTCTTTTAAAACCTCTGTCTGTTCTTCTAGTGACATATCTGTTGCATTTACCATATCAAACCAACCAGTAAAAGAACAACCAATTAATCTATCTCTAGATTGCATATAATTCCATTCTGGTAACTCTAGTTCCATTGTAGCTATCCTATATCCAGCTCTTGCGGATAATTTTTGAGCCTCATATAAAAGTTCTTTGTCTAATTTGCCATTTATAACAAAAGCCATAACATTTACTGTCGTTAAATTACAAAATTGTTCAGAGTCTAGAAGAATTTCCCCACAATTTCCTGTGTAGCAATGTTGAGAAGGAAATACGTGCTGTTCATGAAGTACTGTAATATCCCATACTGGCTCTTCACTTCTCTTTGTTATAGTATTTAAAACTATGTAGTTTCTATCTACTATATCATTTTCAGACATAAAATCGTCTATGTATTCTTGTTTTCTTTTTGCCGTTAATGTGAAAATATTATTAAATCTTTTTGATTGAGACTTCGATAGATATACCCCATATATAGTGTATAATTTCTCGTAGTCTTTTCCATTTGGAAATGTAATTTTTCGTTCACAGCTTTTTATATTAGCTGAAATACCATAGAAACTCAATAATTTTTGAACGTCTTCCGCTAATAATTGTTGGCTTGTCGTTAATTGCACTCTTATACTTTTTCTATTTTTATCTACGTCTATATTACCGTCTGTTGAGAACAGTCCGTCAATAAAACCTAAACAGTAATTATCACCTTCTGTCCATATTTTTATTGGTAGTCTCTTTCCTTCTTTAGATAATGGCAATCCTAAAATTTTTATTAAATAATCATAAACAAAATCTTGTCTTCCAAAGTTTGTTTCTTGAGACTTATCTTCTTTATTTCTTCTATTCCATGTTAATGTTAGTCCCGTCATAGAATAATAATGTTTATCAACAAAGCTTTTCAGCTCTAAGTCTAAGTCGGAAATTGTCAATGAGGCAACATATCTATTATCGTCACTTCTTTGCGTAATTGACCCGTCCCCAAGCATTATACCAGCAAACAGTCCGTCTTGATAAGAAAGTTTTTTAGAGTATCCTTGTAATTCATTTCTATTTAGTGGAATTTTGTCGCCCTTTTGTAATTCTGAAACTTGTTTTCTTACTATTTTCCCATTTTGTATAACTGGAAATTTATGTTTTGACGTCGCATATGTATGTCTGTTACCTTTAAAGTCTAAATCGAATACTTCCGCATTGTCACTAGATAACCAACATTCGGCTTTTGCAATATCCCCATTTAAAGTTTTGACGTAGAATTCCTTACCTTCTAGTTCGTTTATATGGAATATACCTTCTATTGTTTGAACTAATACGTCTTTTGGCATAGAAGGATTACAACCTTTAACATTACGTTTCCTAAGTCTAGCACTAGCAAGATTGTAGAAATTACCTTCCGCACTTAATTTAATTGTTTCAAATCTAAGTTTTAGGTCTTCTAATGAAGGTTTAGTATAATAAGAAACTGAATTATTACTCATCATTCTATGTAAAATTTCACCGTTTGACTTCCATTCACCATTTTCTTGAATATAAAGATTTGACTTTGCTTCCATAACTTCTTTATCGTCATGGTCAAACAAGCACATTTCAGCACTTCTTCTAACACCACCTACAACGATTCCTTCCGCTATGATATTCGCAATATCCATTGCTTCTATAGGCTTTAATTTTTTATAGCCTTCATTATTCTTAATTAATATTGCATATGTTTTATCAATAATAGTTTTTAAGGCTTCATGTCCACTTGCGGTACCCCCGAAAGTTTTTAATGGCTCCCCTTTAGGTCTGACATTATTATAATTAATCATAATATGATTTATATTTTTGAAGTCGATTGCATAAAACGCTTTTAAAAAATAATCAATAGCATTAGCCCAACCCATTTTTGAGTCCCCAACAATAATTTCTAATACGTCAGCTACAACATTGAACTCAGTGTTTTCTTTTCTTTTGCTTTTATTTAAAATTGGTGTGTAATAAAGTTGGTTTAATTTAATACTTCCACTGATTTTGGGAAGTTGATTTACATATTCTCTTTCAACAGAAAAACCCACCCCAACCCCAAGCATTAATAAATAGCAAAAATCTTTGTAAATATTGAAATTATCAATTACCGCAAATGCACAGTTGAACTGTGAAATCGGATTAGTATAAGACGTGGCGGTTCCCCCACTCCATAAAGTTCTTCCAGATAAGAACTGTCTTAAATTAAACATATTATCAAAGAGGCTTTCCGCTTCTTTTTGAGTGGTTCTTGGTTGTAAACTACAATTAAAATCAATCGCTCTTGCACAAGTTTCCCACCAATATTCTCTTCTCTTTTTTTCTGATATCCATCTTGAGTATGTTCTGTAATATACTAAATTACCTAGTTCCGTCATTGGGGGTTTAATATGTTTATATTTATTTAGAAAATCTTTTGAAAGTAAATTATACTTGATAGTTTCATTTGCTTCTAATTCTCTACGTTCAGCTTGTTTATTTCTAAATAATATGTATTTTTTAGCTATATTACCTAGCCCATATTTCATTAATAATTGTTCAACTCTGTCGCTTATATCTTCAACATTAAAAATATAGTCACTATCCTCCATTTCTTCTAAGATATCATTTTCAATATTATCTATTATATCTTCAACCATTTCGGTATCTTCTACTTTTGCGTCAATTAAAGCCATTTTTATAGCTAAAACTATTTTACTTCCGTCATAATCCACTATAGTTCCGTTTCTTTTTTTTATTTGCATGTTTTTTAGTATTCCCCTTTAAGATTAACATTTTTGCGTTAACATTTTTGCGTTAACATTGCTTACGACTTTCTATTGTTAAAAACACATATTTTATTTAATGCTGTTTTTAACTTTATCAAATTTTCCGCTTCCCCCATAAAATTCAGTGTATATTTACTATTGAAACTTCCCACTAAGCATAATACCCCTAGAATAGATTTAGCGTCAATAACATATGCACCAATACACAAGTCAATGTCCTCAGTAAATTTCGTACATATATCTACAAAAGACACAAGTGCTATTTGAAATTTTTCTTTTGGAATAAAATTAAATTGCTCAGTATACATATTTATCTCCTTTCGTTAAGATTTGATTAGCTATTACTCTCTTATAATAACATATTTAAGAGTAAAAGTCAATAACCTTATCGAAAGTAAATAAGAGAAAATTAAAGTGAAGCTTTTAATTATACAATCTTACAAAGTTTTAATCTAGTTTGTTCAATCCCCTCAAACCAATCATAGTCAATTACTGTTCCCATAAGACTTATCACGTCCCCTATATTGTAAAAATGGCAATCGTAATTTTCATTATCTAGTTTATATAATGCTTTTTTAGTAAACCAAAAATAAACGTTCCAATTATCGTCAATAAACTTATGACAATATGAAAGCCCAAACTCATTGTTAAATTGGTGTTTATCTATTACTCTTAGATTGTTCAAAACAATTTTATCTTTAATATTGAATTGGTATTTACTTTCAAAACGGTTCTCTTTATTTTTATTTTCTTCGTCATAATCAAATTCCTCGCAACTCATTTAATCTTTCCTCCTTTCTAATAAAAAGTTTATTTTATTTTAAGTTTTCTCATTTCCCCAATTGGCAAAAGCAAATGTTCAAATCCACTAATTTTTTTACCCACATATTCATGTGCGTAAGATATTCTTGTAACTCTGTTTTTATACTTTTCATTGTCAAATTGCTCTTCTTTTCTACCTTTTCCATTATATGTAGTGCCTCTCCACTTTGGACTATTATTAAAATACTCCCCTAAAGCGGGATTTACTGTTTTTATATATAGTTTATGTCCGTTGTTTATAAATATTCCACCAACAAAATTACATATTTTACTTCCAATCCCCATACCTTGATAATCAGGTAATACAACAATTCTACTAATAGCTACAGCTTCACTTCTACCTTTTCCTGGGGTATTTAATATACCACAAAAAGCAACGGGTTTATTATCCCACTCAAACAGTAAAAATTTACAGCTTTTGTTTACATTTTCTGTTAAATAATGATACTGTTTGAAGATTTTCCAAGTATCTGGCTCTGTTCTACTAATTTGTAATTCAATTTCTGGCTTTCCTTGCCGAAGATAGTCATGTTTTTGCAACATGCCTCCATTGGAAGGTGAACAAGTCCAATCTGGCATAAGCCATTCTAAGATATCATAATGACAACTTGCAAGAATAATTCTTTTATTTGTTTTTCTTATGTATTTCTGTAAGGCGTAACTCATTGCTTTAGCAACGTCCCTATCAACTACTGACGTATATTCGTCAATAAGTATAACGTCATTATTATCAGTTTTCGCAACAATATATGCCAAACTAGCTCTATATTGTTCCCCATTACTAAGTAGATTAAAAGGTCGTAACCAAGTAGGGACTGACGACAATCCCATAGAAGTTAATACTTTAGTAGCGTCTTCTGGGGATAGCCAATCGAAATTACTTATTAAGGATTTAGTATTATCAAACTCAGCTTTCTTAATACTATTCTTTGCTAATTTATTTAGTATTGTGGATTTACCAGAACCACTCCCCCCAATTATAATTCCTATATTCCAATTAAATGTTTTCGCTTCCCCAAGATTGTAAAATACGTTAGTAATTGTTTCTTCTTGATTTTGTATATCAAAAGCATTATATATATATTCACTATATAAATCATTTTTTATATTGCATTTTAATTCGATTTTCATATTTTCTCCTTAGTTTTTAAATTATACTATGTACTCTAAAGGATTGTAACCACTCCAGGTATTCCCAAGTATTTGAGATAGTTTAATAACTGTTTCACTATCGACGTCTAGTTTTTCAAATTCAGAAGATAACAATTTTACAGACACGTCACTGTATTTTCCTAATATATCCCCAAAATAAATATCTTTTCCAATAGCGTTTTTTATTTCTTGTTTAGTGGCTACAAAAACCGACTCAATATTACCCGCTCTACCACAATCCACATAATAACGCCATAAATACATTTCTCTCATTTTTTTCCCCCCTTTCTCGTTATTTTACCAATCTAATAAAAGGTTCATTTTATTAGGAAAAACCCAAATTTCGTACCCTTAAAACCCAATAGGCATAGGGAAAATTTTTCGTTTTTTTCAAAAAATTGAAAATTATTAAAATTTTCATTTTATTAGAACATTTTTTGGTGTTTTTTGACTGTTTATTGCTATTTTGCATATTATTACAATTTTATGCAGATTTATACTATTTTATATGTTTTTCGAAGAATGCTCAATTTCTATTGCTTCGCAATCAAGTATTTCATATGTTTGATACATTTCACGATTTTTGTAAAGTTATTTTTCATTATAATCCCTTCTTTGTTTTTTTAAAATTACAACTTGTAAATTACAACTTCACCTTCCCAATTGTAAAAAGCGTCAACTATAACCTCTAAAATTTTACCCCATTCCTCCCCACCTTTATCAGAAGCTATTTTATAGGGAAATGCTATAGACTTTATATGTTTGAGTTTTTCGCTGTTAATTAAAAAACCCTTTAGGATTAAAAGCGAATTTTCAAACGCACTATAATTAGTTTGCAAACCAACCCCAAATTCTAACTGTCCAAATATATTGGCAATAAATTCCCCAGAGCCTTTTTCTGTTTCAACAATTAAGCACCTTCCTAATAGTTCCTTTGGTGAAAACTTTTCACAAGTTTTAACATATTTATTAAAAACTCTAGGATATTTGTTTTTAATTCGCAATGCTATCCCACTACCCATTGTTTTTTGACAGTTAACTTGGTGGATTTTTATTAATTCTTTAGCTTCTAGTAAGTCCCCATTTTCAAATCTTAATCTTGACATTATAAATTCCCCTTTGCAATCCCAATTTCTTCCCATTCAATACCATAGTCCATTTTTATTTTTTGAGCTATTAGGTATCTGTGGCAATGTAAATAATCTTTCTCATAACATACTAAACAAAATTTCTTACCCTCTTTTATAGACTTTGCTAATCTTTTCAAAAGCCTATTAAAAGAATCAGTTTCCATAAGCAATTCAAATTCTCTTACATAAACGCCCCAATCACCGTTTTCCTTATATTTAAATAGAATATTAGGTGTTGGGGATAACTCTACTACGACTCTGTAAAGTTTAGTGTCTAACCATTTAGGGGGAAATCTTGTGATAATTATTTCTGTATAGTCTGTGGGTATCTTTTTCATGTTACCGAAATATGTAGTTAATAACATAAGTTCTCCTTTTTAATGTATTTAATGTAATTGACGTATTTGACTATATTTAATTATAACAAAGCCCTCAACTTTTGTCAAGGGGTTTATCGTAACTCTCGTTTTAATATAGGTCTTCTGAACACAATTCTTTTTTTAGGTGTTTGGTTTGTCCACTTTTAAATGCTATAAGCCCCCCTTCGTGTCTATCAACAAACCTATCTCTACTTGTTAAAAACCCTTGAATTTCAGCATGGTTAGTTTGTAGACGTTCAACTACCCCAATTACTTTAGAAGTAGTTATAATATTATGGTGTCTTCTTCCACATACTACAAATCCCTCAAGTATGTTTATAGGTTGATAAATATATTCTATTTTATCATTATAGTATATGGCAGAACAAATTATATATTCCATGTAATTATCAATCATTTTTTAATTCCTCCTTTTACCAATCGTTATCTGTATCGTAGGTATAACTACTTCTTGCTTCTATTACTTTAGGCTCTATAGTATCGTCTTCTAACATATCCAGTAAAAAAGTATTTTTATCAGATACACCACTTGTTTCTATAGCACTATTTAATGCACTTGTTTGACATATTAACACACATAATTCTTCCGCTCTCGTTAATAATGTATATACTAGTTCTTTAGTTCTCATATTAGGGGGCGTACTGTAGTCTAATATCCCTATAATAACCTTTGCGGATGAACCTTGATACTTATGTACAGTTGACGCATATCCTAGCGTTAGAGAGTTTTTAGCTACTTTAAAAGGGACTATAATGCCTTGTTTGATTATGGGAAAGTATACTTCAATGAGTTCGTCATACTTATTAATACTTCGTATTATTCCTGTCCAACCATTAAATATTTGTGTTGGCTCGTCTTCTAAATTTTTAAGTTGATAATTATTCTTTAGATTTAATACTTTATCACCTTCTCTCAATATAAAAGTTTTTTTGCTTGAAAGTTCTATTACCAACTCTTCTTTATGTTGAAGTCCTCTTTGTGGATTTAAAAATTGCTGAACTAAGTTGTTCATTTCATAAACACTACTGTCCCCTCGTTCTTTAACAGGGCAAAGTATTTGTATTGCCATTATATTTTTATCCACTAAAGGGGTTCCCCAATATTTTTTAAAATGCCCAAAAGCTTTTTCCGCAATATCGTCGCTCTCTTTATTTAAATCAAATATCATATCTTGAAGCTCACCAACTACTTTTATGCCTATTTCGGATTTTTTAAAAAATGTTTTTTGTTCTCTTATATTTAAAGAAGAAACAATAATTCCAGATTTTTCAGCTTGTCTGTGAATTTTAGTTAAGTTGCAAGTTGTAATGAAATCAGAGTCAAATAAGTCTTTAGCTAAATTTAAACTTCCAATAGATTCTAATTGTGATAAATCCCCTAAAATAATTAATTTACTTCCAGTAGGAATGGCTTTTAATAAAGATAAAAATATTTCCCCCCCTACGAGAGATATTTCGTCTAGTACGATAATATCATAATCCAAAGGATTCTCTTCGTTACAATCAAAACCACCGAACTCTTGAGGATTAAACCCCAACAATCTATGAATAGTAGACCCTTCTTTACCAGTTACTTCTTGCATTCTTGCCCCAGCCTTACCCGCTAACGCACATTGGCAAAAACTATACTTATCTTCCATTGCCCCCAATGCATTTAATACACCAGTTAGTACGGACGTCTTGCCCACCCCCGCACCCCCTGAGATTAAGCTGACTTGGTGTTTTAATGTCATTTCAATACCTTCTAATTGCTCGTCGGTAAATGCCCAACCTTGCTTAGTTTCTTCATGTTTTACGGTTTCTCGCCAATCCCCAAACACAAAATTATTCTTAGCTAGTGAAATTCTTTTTAAGTGTTGTGCTATTTCTAACTCTAATTCATAATATCTTTTTAAATAAACTTTTCTTTTAGACTTATTTTCATTCTCAGATACAACTAAAATTCCTTGTTTTACTAAACCGTCAATAGCTTCTTTGACATTATTACCTATTGTATTGTTTTCGTCGTCTTTATACTCTTCAAAAATCTCGTCTTTTCCACCAAAAGATTCAAAAATTATAGCTGTTAGATTATTAGCATACACGTATGAGTTACTTTGTTCCCCTATTACGTTTAAATAATAATTAATAAAACCTGCAATTCTTTTAGGGGATTTTAAACTCATTCCATTTTTCAATGCTATTGCGTCCGCGGTTTTAAATCCAATTCCGTCAACGTCAAAACTTAATTGATATGGATTATTTTTAATAATGTCAATTATTTTTTGTGCGTCTTTATATCTTGCTATTAATCGTTGAACAAACTTAGGGGTTAATCCTAAATTATGAAGTTCAATATAAACTTTACAATAATCTTTACCTCTTTCATATCTCTCAATAATACGCTCAACTACATAGTTGCCAATTCCTTTAACTTTTTTAAGCGTTTCTTTATCGTGTGAATCAATAGTCACTAGAGGATTTTCAATAACCTTATACATCTCATCAATTTGTCCTTCTGTTAAAAAGGTTCTTAGGAATGATTTTTGATTATTCAATCCTTTTAAATCTAACGTCTCAAACTTATATATTAATTCGTATTGTTTTCCGTGTTTTTCATTTTCGGTTTCTTTTGCAAGAATAGTGTATGTTGAGTTTTTATTTATTTCACTTTCAAAAACACCACATACAATAATATTATCGTCTTTAGTTTCTATTAGTTCACCCTCTAAAACCTTCATAACACCCCACTTGGTTATTCCCCAAGTGAAGTCCCCTTTACCTAATATATTAGGTTTTTTAGGAAATAAAGTAAATTGATGAACCGCTTCAAATTTTACTATTTTCTCTAATTCCCTATCCTCATTACTATTGTAGCTCATCTACGTTTATCCTTTCTGACTGTAATTTCAAATCACCATTTTCGTCAATTGATTTGATGAGTTGTGTACTATGTTTGTAAACAGAATCAATATAATTTTTAGGAAAGAATCTTTCCCCTCTACGATAACCTGTTATTAACAACTTATTTCCTCTACGAAACCATTTTTCTTCAAGAACTTTACTTGTTGTACTACCTTCAAACACATGAGAAATTCTTTTATTGTAAAAACCAAAATTCCCTTTATAGTATTTAATCATTACAACACCTTCTGGTGTCAATAATGTTACTGTGTTTTTATTCTTATCGGTATCTAATACTGTACCACAAATCCTACAAAGAGTAAACCTAACTTTTTCTTTTCCTCTCCAAAAATATGTTTGTGTACCTGTTGGCACTTCTAGTAAATCAAAGAAGTTTGAGATTAAATACTCTTCTTTATTAACATGTGATAATTCATGAACGCCATAGTAAAAACTTAATGCGTCCATTTCCCATTTAGAAGAGGTTCCCACCGCATGTTTCATCCATAACTCATCAAATTTAACTCTATTAATTAAATCTAAATTCTTAGGATTGCTTAAAATCAACTCATTAAAAGGTTTCATAAGCTTATCATATTCTCTATCTAAACTTCCCTTTTTTACAACTACATTTCCAATATCGTCATAATAGTAATCTTTGTCTTCTAACATATTTGTTTCGAAATGTTGATAGAAGAATGGAAGTGAAAATTGTGTTTCAAGTCTATAATAACTACTACTATCGCTTTTACCTGTTTTCTTAACAAAAAACTCTTTTGAACAAGCGTATTTTTTGAATTTGTAAAGTCTTACTTCATATGCTTTTTGCTGTTTAGTAAATACATTTAATTTAGCTAGGTGAGGAATATGAATTGCTGTCAATTTTTTAGAGGGGTCTGATATTTTCAAAATAAAATCTTTCATGATTTCAACCCTAGATTTACCTTCTAAATTATCAAAAGCACCACCTTTTATTAAGGTTATAACAGCACTATTCCCAAACTTATTTTCTGTTTCTTCGTTTTTATATATGTTCATTTTATTCATAAAATCGTCTAAACTTGTATATGGTCTATTACTAATTATTGCTTGAGCGGTGTCGTCCCCGATACCACAAATTCCTTTAAGTCCAAAAATTATTTCTTGCGTGTTAAGATTTGGTGTGAATCCAAATTTAGCTGTATTGATATCTGGTAATGTCATTAATTGTCCTTTACCTCTAATTTCACTAATAGCTTTGGCGATTTTCCCGTATTGAGTCGTTTTATTATTGTCATTATCTTCATCGGCTCCAGCGTTTACCGTTAAACAAGCTGTATTCCAAAATATCTTATTATATCTATGTGCTAAATTCATTTCTTGTACACATATTGCTGAATATGGCATTGTGTGATTGAGACTAAAACTATAGCCAAGTTGACGTTTAATTTGTACCCCCCATATATATTCGGCTAATTTCGAAGTTGGGTTTATTTCTTTAGCTTTTTTATAAAAGAATTCTCTCATGCTATCTATTTCAGAGGCTTTCTTTTTTGCTATAATTTTTCTAACTTTATTCGCTAAAGGAATATCAAAACCACTAATTTTCTCGTCCATTACCATTTGCATTACAACTTCTTGAGTATCAGCAACCCCATATAATTTTAATAAATGTTTTTCAACTACTTTAACGTCTTCTTCGTTAAGCCCAAAATCTCTCATTTCATTATACCAAAGAGTAATATTGTTTTTAAACTTAACGTAGGTGTCAATGGGGCTTTCATTTCCTAAATCAGCCATAAGCCTCATTAGACTATTTGCTACAGCTAAGTCTAAAATATTTGTAGGTTTAACCTTTCTTACCGCGTCACTACCAACATCAGTATCGAACTGGAAAGCGTCTATTAAATTATTCTCACCCAACATTTCCCACATTTCTTTATTTTCATATTCTAAAACGTCTGGATGGATATATTTATTATAAGTTTCTTTCATTGTTGGTTGTTGTTCTATCAATCCATGTTCAGCTAGTAAATCCATTGTAATATGTATTTTATCTAAAGCTTGGATTGTAAGAACGTCTATTTTCAACCCACCACAATAATCCGAATCATTCATAGTCCAACACGTAATATCAGTACCATTAGGGGCTTTCATTCTACTATTTTGAAGTAAGTATCCATTATCGAAAACATATACACCAGAAGCATGAATTGACCTTCCACAAACCAAACCTTCTATCAAAAACATTGCCTCTTTCAAACCCTCATGTTTTGCTATTGCGTCTATAAACTCAGTAAGTTTACCTCTTCCCTTTTCCTCATTTCCTTTAAAGCAATCATTTAAAGACCAATTTGCCCCACGTTCAAAGGGAATCATATCCGCTATTGCTTGTGAAGTATCAGTGTCTATATTAAAACCTCTACAAACCGTTAAACAAGCACTTTTAGTCCCTTCTGTTCTTAAAGTAAGAATATTTAAAACATTAAGTACCCCATAATAATCTTTCATTGCTTGGAATATTTGTTGCCTTTTTGACGACTCTGAATCTAAATCTATATCCATTTATACCCTCTCTTTCGAGATACTTTAACACTAATTTAATAGTGGGATTAGACTATATCTTCTATTTATCTTTAATAAATAGTGAATGCGCTTCGATGTAGTGCTTAAATCTACATCTACTTCCTTGCGGAATAGTCGTTAAACCTTTTATCGTACAATATATCAGCGATTAACCCATTCTTTTTTCCAATAGTATCCTTTATATTTCTCGTTGTTTCTACAAGCTTTACCTAATGCGGTATGTCCTTTTGTATTTAAGAATTGAGTTGCCATTTTAACTGAATTAAATGTTTTAAATACATTACCATTATCGTCCAATGCAACAACTATCCTACCATTTACGGCATTTTCGTCTTTCTTATCATACATACCATTATTTATTCCAGAGGTTGCTAATCTCATTTTATCTTTAAACTCATTAGAAGAATAATCAAACCCACTTGCTTGTCTTGATTCAGATAGTCTTTGCTTTGTATTTTGCGTGTGCGTATTACCTTGTTTCATATTATACATAGCATTTCCCTCTTCTAGTAATTTTTTAGTCCAATATGCCTCAATTATAAAACGATGCTTAATCAAACTAGTATCTAAAGCAACCATTATAAAATCTTTTTCGTCTTGTTCCAATAGGTCACTATATAGAAGATATTTATCAAAATCTGTCTTTGACTTATGAAGGTGTGCACAAAATCTTTCTTCTAGTGTTTTTGTTGTAGAACCAACATATATGTAATTATTTTTAATATTTGTTATTTTATAAATTATCGCTAATCTTTCGCTCATTTTATATCCCCTTTATATCGAGATATATTGTACTGTAACTTGGCTCGGTATTACCAACTATCCTATTAAAATAGGACTTTAGGCTTTCTTAGTCAGTGGCTTCGTCTTTTTTATATCTATAATCCCCTTGTAAGGCATGTATAGAAGTCTTATTCAACTGATACCGATAGCATATAGATATGATTATCTATACACACCCTCTAGCGAGGTTCACACTCAATGCCCAATATTGTTCAGGCAACTCTGGTCTTAATTTGCTTCGCTTATACTTTATGTTTCCATAAAGGCTAGACTATATCTTCACCCTCAACTTAATGATTGGGTGTTTTGCGCTTCAAATGGTGGTTATTATCCATCTTACTCCCCTTTGGGATAGTCGTTACACCTTCAAAAATATTTTTTATTTTTGCTTGGCACGGTATTATCATATCTTTTCGGACTTAGACTTTCACCGTTAGCATAGAATTAACTAAACACCACGTAACCAACGTGTTCACAAAACTTAACATATTATATTACTATAATATTCCCCTATTGTATTTTTCTAATGACTTTAAACTTTGATATCTCTCATGAGAGCGTAAAAGTTTAAAATTTAAGCTACTTTAAGGTGTCTCCAATGTGGTAAGTCATATTTTATTGGATTCATTTGCGTTATTTCCATCAAATATGCGACAAAAAATCCAGTCACACTACCTCGTGCTACCCCAACATAAGATATATTCCACATTATTTTATTAACTAAAACTTCAACTAATATATAATAAGGGGCAATTCTCATGTTAATTCTATTACTAGCTTCCCATATTTCTTCCATTTCTATATTAATTCTTTTTATGTTCACGTCATTAAACTCTTGTCTTTTATTCAAAAACCCCTCTTCACACTTGTACAAAAAATATCTCTCTTGGACGTCCTCTGATTCAGCAAATTTTTTTATATAAGGACATTCTTCATACCAATCCTCAAATAAACCTTTAACGTCAAATTCTGGAATATTCTTATCTCTAGGCACAATAACGTCTTGATGAAGGTCATAATCTTCAATCATATCATGTATTAACATTGTTCCTTTAAAAGCATTTATAACGTCTTCTTCTTCTAAATGGTTACACAATAAATCATACAATTCATTCTTACTCATCATATAAGTTGTTGCATAAAAGTCACCAAGTTCTCTATTGTTTGAATTATCTTCGTCTGAATGTAGATATGCTTCATGCACAATTTTCCTATGTTCTTTTTTCAAATAATGAGAGTCTGTAGTAACTGTAGTGCTTAACCCATATGCTTTAGCAATTTTAACAGCATTAACATTAGCTATTATTTGTGGGTGACTAGTTAAAAAATCCTCTTGGGGCATTTCAAAAGTTGGTTGTAACTCAATAAAAAAGTTTTCTTTCCCAAAAGTATTTATGCACCACGTTATAAATCTATGTAGTTTGACCTTTGAACCTTCATATCCATATGCATAATCAAGAATTAATTTACTAAATTCCGACCCAAGACAAGCACTAGTAGAAATTAAATTTCCTTTATTCTCACCTATAATACTTACTAGGTCACTTTTCACAGTAGGCACTCTTTCAACCCCATTTTGTCTAAACCAATTACCCCAAGCGGAAGATGATATTTGTCTTAATTGTTCGTGACCTTTTGCATTTTTAGGAAGCAATACAAAATGGAAGTATTTAGTTACACCACTCACATAGTTTTCGGTTACATCTACTATATCATCAATCAAGTAGATTTCATTGCCTAGCCCCAATTTAAAGTTGCTAGGCATGATTTCGAGCAGTGACATTTCTTTTTGCATTTCTTTTTCATCTTCCGACGTATTATCAATATCTGGGTCGTCATATTTCTTTTTCAAATCCATTAAGTAGTGATATCTCTGTGAAATTCTAATATGTGATGATAATGTTTCATGGTCTGTGATACTAACGCCACTATATCCCATTTTAATTGCGTGGTTTACAATATCTTCGGCTCTAATTACAGAATCTTTCATTTTGAAGTTAGAGTCTTCGCAATGATTATGATTGCTCATATATTCTTTATTAACTCTAGGCATAATAATTTTCCTTTCTTTTTAATTTTCTAAAAAACATCTTCAAAAGATAATTCATCCTCTGTTTTTTCTAGTCTTTCCTCACTATAGAACGAAGATATTTTAACTTGAGGATATTTATTACCTTCGTACATATTAAATGTAAAATGTCCTATAATGGTAATCTTAAGTTTCTTTTTATTTTCCCCTAAGATGTTTCTATCTGATTGCGTTAATTCATCTATATCCCCTTTTGAGCAATAATTTTTAATAAAGTCAACGTCATTAAATTTAAATTTAATAAAACCATTGTGCTCCCCATAACCTTTAATATCTTTTGCGTCAACGTCAACATCTGTAATTACAAAATTAGGCTCGTCAACTTGATTTCCCCAAATCGCATATGCCTCTGCAACTTCGCTTATTGCTGAGTTTTTTAGGTTTGAAGCTTTAATTTCATAATCTACTTCATGAACAGTAACTAAATCTTCCTTGCCTATCTTATTATTACATAAATTTCTAACTTTGTCAATGTTTTTATCGCAAATCTCTATACCAAAAGCTCCAGCGTGCATGTGGAATCCATTGTTTCCAATGGCACAGACTATCTCTTACATATTTTACAGTAAAAAACTTAAAATATGCACACCCGTTTCGATTTTCAAAGGCTTCGTTTCCTAGAACCTTGCCACGTATCAGTAGTGACTCTACTTCCCTATTAAGGGAATAGTCGTTACAGGATTAGTTGTTATATAATTATTTTTTAATATATTTTTTTCTAGTTCATTATAGTTTTCCCCATAATCTATCATTTCAAAGATAAAACTCTCTATTCCATACTTTACTATTGCTCTCTGTGAACTACACATGACTAAAGTCACGTGCTTCCCGCTCAAGCCAATTCATCTCATGAATGAATTCACGAGAGTTTTTGACAATTTTTTTAAATAGCCGAAGAATTTTTTGCCATTCTTCTATGGTCTAGGAATCTTTTTTTTAGATTACTTGTTTGAACTACATATGACTTTCCATTAATCTTATTAGTAATTTTATATATATATTTTTTCAATTAAACCTCTTGAAATCATACAACAACTTTCCCACGGGATTTCCATATCTATTTAAGACTTAGGGTTCCCCGTTAGCATATCATATACAAATATAGGATATACCCCTTACGATAATAAGGAAAAGGCATGTTCAGGCCATGATGTTAACCTGCACACTTAATAAAGTAACCAGTAGAAAACATAAATTCTTTTAAGTTTTTAATTTTGCCTTTAGAATACCCTCTTGCGGAACCACCAAATATAATATCATCGTCTTTAAGTTCTTTAGTTGAATCTTCATTTACAATAACATCGGCTTTTTCAAGTTTTGAGTCATTATAATTATTACTATCGTCACCAATTTCAATATCCTCAATCACAGCCCCTTCCTTAAGCGTTACATTTTTGGCACCCATTCTATTTAATATCAAAACAGGTCTTTTATATTTGTTGGTAAGTTTGTTAGCAACCAACCCACTTAAAGTTTTCTTTTTTAATAATTCAGTACCATCTACAATAATAACTGAGTCTTGCTGTAATTTTTGAGATTCGATTTTAATGTCAATTTCTTTCATAACTTTTCTAACTTCTGTATCTTGTCTTGCTTTTGCATTTGCACTAACTCTAGCCATAGTCTTTTGCAATGAATGAGTTTCAATAGGTGGTTTAGGTAGACTTTTATCTGAGCCATTTGGTCTTCTAGGTTGATATGCTGAATCTTCGACTTCACCGCACATTGCTCTGAATAAGTTTAACTGTTCTTCTGGTTTGCCGTATCTCACGCACCCGTTAATTTTAGGGGCTAAAACCCAACCATAAGATGTTATTGTATGTCCCAATTTCATATCGTCAGCAAATTTACTAGATAATTCTTTAATAAATAAGTTTTTTCTATTTTCTTCTTTAAGTCCTTCTAAAGTATAGTATCTAGTTTCTAAGTTTCTCATATCTACACTATCCGCTATCATACCTAAAGCCACTAAGTCTATAAATTGATTGGCATAGTTTTCGTTTAGTCCATATTTCTCGCAATAAGCCAAACAAAATTTATGTACAACCCCTACGCCAGATAATGTGGGGTTAGGGTATTGTCCGTCCATACAGTTAATTAATGTAGTATACGGTAATATTTCAGTAATAATCTCATGGTGGTCTAGTATTAATATAGGCGCTGTGAAATTCTCATTAATTAATAAGCATTCCTTTTCACTCTCAACACTTGCGTCTGGAACTATAAATAAATCCACGTTCTCTAAATGTTTAATATCTTTATATAATAGACCATGTTCTTTATTTGTGTGAACGCTAAAAACTACTTCTGTTTCTGGACTTACATCCGCTATAAATTGTACCATATAACTTGACGATGTATATCCATCTACGTCACTGTCTGGTTGTACATATATTTTCTTCCCTTTTCCTAAAGAATTATGAAATATATCTAATCCTTTATCTATGTTTTTAAATAAAGATGGGCTATGAGTATCGTTTTTATTTACATTTAAAAATCTTCCAATATCCTCAATTCCTTTTGATTTTAGAATTGTTTCCATATAATCGTCATTTACGTCAAATTTACAATCGTGTTTTATTTTCCAATATAGTTTTTCCAACTTATATTCTCCTTTTATTTGTTTGTTTTTTAGGTTCTTCATACCCTTCAATCTCTGTTGTCATTTCTACTTTGTTTTTCATTAAAAACTCTAGGACTTCTTGTCCTTTATCAAAAGGGGAGTCTTTAACGTCTAACTTTTTATATTCATCCCAAAGTACAAAAGTACGAAAATAAGGGGTTAATTTCTGTGCTAATGAGATTATTCTTTTTTTATATGAAAGAAACTGTTTAAAAACGGCACTCTTAGCGTCCGCGTCTTCAAATGAAGTTATGTCGAAATCTTTGTCAAACCCTATAATAATTTCTTCAACCCCTAAAGAAAGTAACGTCCTTATGTGCCACTTTGATATATTGAAACCACATGTTGCTATAACAAAAGTATTTTCGCCATAATATTCATGTGCCAACAATACACTTTTCTCGGACTCTACAATAACAACCTTTCTTAATCTTTTAATTGTTTGTATATGTTCATACAGACCGTATAAATTTGAATTTAAAGGGTGCTCATACATTTGACCTTCTAGGATAAGTGGCATATATTTACTTTTTACGTTCTCTTCCAATAAGCTTCTTCTTCTAATACCAACTATTTTACCCTTTTGATTAAAATGTGGAATTATAACCGCTTTTTGAGACTCATACCATAAAATATTGAAGTCAATCATAGTTTTAAATCCAATACCTTCGTTTAACCATCCCTCATAGAATACGTCTTTCTCAAAATAATCTAATATGTTTGGATTTTTTATTCCTTTAAGAACAGTTAAAGGGGGGCTAGGTTTTTTATTTCTCATTTTAGTATATTTATTAATTATATTCATTTCTGAATTTATTTCTTTGTGGTTGTTTCTATTACTAGTAATACCAAGACCAACCCTCTGATTCATCCCAACTAACTCCCCAATAAACTCAACAGCACTTGAGAACTCTACGCCTCTAACTTGCATAACGAAGTTAAATATACTCATTGAACCACATTCGGTATAGCAAAAGAATGTTTTGCTTTCCTCAAAATAGCATAATTTATTGCTTTTCTTAGTTAGGTCACCAGTATGACAAATTGTTTTAAACCATATTTGACCTTTTTCACTCTCGGTTTTAAAGGGATACTCCCCTTCCTCTTCCATTAATTTCAAGACATGTTGTGTTTCAAATCTCTCTAGCACATCGTCTTTATTTAACATGAAATCACGCTCCTTCTAGTAAACTTTTACCTCAGTAGGTTTTTCAAACGCAATTCCTTCTTCTTCAATGTTAATATATGTTTTATTTAATCCTAAAACCTTTTCCCCATCTAATTTATAATCATTGTCGGTAACAAAAAGGTCAAAGACTCTCATTGTACCATAATCAACATATAACCAAATTTTAATGTCATTCCATTTCCCCCCTCTGTTTTTATAAACGGAAATTACTAAGTTTGGTTTTGGACTTCCCATTCTTGCTCTTAATATTGCGTCTATTTTCTTCATTTCTATAGCGGTAGGTGGCATAGCAACAGAACATCCATCCCCCTTATCCGCAATAGCTTTAGAACCACGAATAATCGTGCTATCTCTATTATCAGCATTTTTAAAATCCCCAGAAACTTGTGTCCCTGTATCAAGAGAAATATCATATTTCCTTGTAAAATGTTTTAATGTAGTTGATACTTGTGCTAATACCTGGTCTTCTCTAACAACCATTTTAACCACTGATTTTTCAGCAAATTCGCTCAATAATTCAATTGTTGTGTGGATATAATCGAAGAAAACGTGTGATGTCTTATGTTTAAGCTTATGTTCTTCTATGATTGCCTCTAACGTCATTAAATCGTATTCTGGGACATATTCTAGCCATATGTTACCTTCGTCGCATAGTAGCCGAATTGCTTCGTCTACTCTTGCTTCTTCGCCATCCTCATATGTATTATATTCAATATGGTCTTGTGGGACATCAGCCATAAATGCCCATAGAATAGGGTCTATTTCTTCAAGCAACTCCATTTCTGTGCCTACATACAGTCCACTATTTTCGGTTCCATTTGGATTTCTAATCCATTTGCCTAATTGCTTATCGTAAATTGCGGGGGCACATATCGTAGCTAAATTAGCTATAGATAATCGGGTTTTCAGTTTGTTATCGTAAGGCTTTTTATCCTTACTTCTAATCCATTACAGATTAGCTCGGCATATCTTTTCACCCACAACATTACTTGATTGGGTGGCGTGGGCTCTTGGAAATATTATATTCTGTACCTTAAGATACAGTTTCAATTTCTATGCTCTGCCCCTGTTTTGACTTTTAAGTTCAAAACTTCGGTTCGGGTTATCCTTTCTATGAGGGAGGACTTTCCTGCTTAATACCACACTTATATTCTTATGTATTACTACTTAAGACGGCACTTTTTTATTTCAATAAATTTGGTGTATTTTCTTTCTAAATATATATTAGAATTTTCGTAAAGAGGAGATAGTATGTAATAAACTTGTTTCCCACTATATTCTGTAGTATAAACTTCTGCTTGCTTATCTTTTCTTATTATGAGTTGTTTCCAACCCATTTCCTTTACCAAGTCTGGGATAAATCCTTTAGAACCACTATATATTGCGAATCTTGGTCTTCCTTGACTTATAAATATTGAACCATCACCGTCTATAAAACCTCTTACAAAATGATTCAATAAATTTTTAGGGACAATTTTCTAGCTTCATTTTGTTTATTTACTATTACAATCCCATTTTGTTTCATGTAATCTGTAAACTTCCCTCTATGTATCGTTAATTTCTTACTAATTTGTACTAAACTTAATTCTCCTTTTAAATATAGTACCATACCTTTATCATACTTTTCTTTAGTCTTTTCTAACATAATACCCCTTTATTTATTGAAAATGAGTTTACCTACCCCTGTTCCTGCTGACATAATATTGAATCTTCTTTTTCTAATTCCATGAAAAACTGTTGTCATATAAAGACTTGCATAACCTAATCCCCAAGCTGTATCATTTTTCCATCTTTCTTTCTGTTCCATACCACTAACACCTGCTTTTTTAGAATCTCTTCCAGCTCCTATAATAAAAGGTGCAACAGCTTCTAAAAAATTCTTCTTAAGATAGTCAACTATTTCGTTATTAGTACTATTGTCTAACCTATCTCTTTGATTTTCCATTGTAACAGGGTCAACTTCATTTGGATTAAAGTAGTATGAAACGTCAAAGCCATTTTTAACACAACTTCTTAATAAGGAAAACTTTTTCAACCTATCAAAATAATACTGAATATTTGAGGTTAAAGACATTTCTTTTACACTATCAATAAACTCTATTCCTCTATTATTCTTTTTAAAAGCTTCGTATTGTATCTCATAATGTGATAAATACTCATCTATAGCAACAGCGTCAAGTTCCTCGATACCATTTCTATATAGGTTTGTGATACCCGCAAAAATTATTTTATGGAATCTTTCGGGGAAATCCGATTTAGTAACTTTATACTCTCTAATTAATTGGGGTTCTTGTAAAAAACTTCCTAATACTTCTCTAATAGCTTGTTTATCTGAATAACTAGCCAATTCTTTGTCTGTCATATTTTACTCCTTTGCGGTGCTTATAGTTCCTCTATATCTATGTAGACTAGTCTTTTATAATCTTCTTCCACTTTTTGTTTTATGCTCTTTTTATTGATTGTAATTATTTTAATATCATTATTTAATTCGTCCATATCCACTTTAGTAAGACTATCTTTAATTGATTTTTTAGTTTTATAAAAGTCTACAGCGTCTTTATACACATAAGGTATTATTCCAAGACCCCTACTATTACCTGTGTCATTTCCTTCTAATATTTCGTAAAAATAATGTAATGTTGTTTTCATGCCTTTATAAGAGTAGCCAAAAGTATCTTTAAACTCTTTAATTTGCTTAAACATCAAACCGTCTGGGATAGTTATATTATAAATACTACACACATATGAAATAAGGATTTTATAATCATCTGTTTCTTGTTTTACGGCATTCTTAGTAGCTTCAAAACAAGCTTCGCAATAGTATCTTTTATTATACAATATTGTAACAATTTTCTCGTTATATTCACCACATTTAGGGCATTTAACCTTTCTTTCTTTCTTCGCCTTTACTTTTGCCATTCGTCCTCACTTTCTTAGAAAGGACAGATAACATATGTATCCGTCCTCAAAAGGTTTATATATTATATAGCTTATACCTTATACCTTATACCTTTATAAAGTTGCTACTCTTTCTTCCATATCGTCAATCAACTCTTCAAGTATCTCTTGATGTTTCTTAGTTGTATCGTTAATCTTAACACCTTCGCCAAGTTTATTCTCCGTTAACTCTAAAGCTAAGTTATAATTACCTGTTTTCTCTTTAATAGCACGATATAGCTCACCTAACCTAGCCTTAACTTCATCATAACTAATTGCAACAGGGGCACTTTCAACTTTTTTAACTTGAACATAGTTTTCACTACCGTCTTCTTTTTCTTGTCTTTCAATAGCCTCAATTAATGCATTTGTCAATCCTTCTGGGGTAAAAGGTGAAACTGAATTAGGCATATATTCCCATCTAGAGCCAGCCTTGAAAAACTTTGCGTCTTTAAGATAGATTGTAGAAAGTATTTCTTCACCTGATTCACTATCAAAACCATTAGGTTGACAATACCCAATAATATCCACCGCGTCTGAAATAGCTTGAATAACTCTCTTATCACCTCTAGGCATAATTCTAGTATATTTCTCGCCAGTTTGCGGGTCAGTAAGTTGTTTTTCACTTTCGTGTCCAATAATAATTACTGTATATCCTTCTTTCAACAATGGGTCAATGAACTCAGCAAGGTATTTAGTAATATCACCATATGCACCAAAGCCATTGTTTGCGTCACCAATAGCGGAAACACCATGTATTGAGCAAATATACTTTATTAACATTTCACCCATTTTATCCGCCGTATCAACTATAATCGTATCAAATAGTGCCTTAACTTCTGGTCTTTGGAACTGTTTAGTAATATTTCTAGTATCCGACCACTTATTAGGAATTTCGTGTGGTAATCCCGCAATAGCATTTAACCCTTTTTCAAAAGGAATCGCAAAAGGTTTTGGGAACTTAACCGCATTTGCCGTCTTGCCTGTTCTATTTGTCCCATATATGAAAAAACTCTTACCTTTTGCTGACTTCTCTACTATTGTAATACTTGGTTGTGTAAAATCCATTTATGTCTCCTTATTTTATATGTTTTATTTTTTATTTTTATTAATTGTTCATACTTATGTGATTATATATTTGTATATTTATATACTTATTTATGTACTTCTTACCTTTCTATCTTAGAAAGGTAAGTCATCATCGTCATCTAGGTCATTATTAGGGGCTACAACGCCACCTTTAGTACCAATTCCCATAGGGGCACTTGCTGTAGCTTTGCCTTGATATCCCTTGACAACTAATTCGTCTAACATTTCTTTTCTAACTTTCAATGCTATTTGAATTGCTTCTACACTAATACCAACTTCACTATCTGAATCAACAGCGGGATTTGCACCACTTAAAACCATTTCAGTATAAGTTTTTCCATCAGTTGTTCTTTGTACCCCTAAACCACCAACCGTAGCAACTTTAGACTCCGCTTTGTTTGCAAGGTATGATAAGAAGAAAAGTGCTGTTTGAGTCTCGCCGTAAATCTTTTGGAAGTCCTCAAAAAATTCTTTTGGCACAATAATATTTTTAATAGGGATTATATTCCCAAAGAAATCCGTTGTTAAAATATTTAATTTCAATCTACCAGTTTCAGTGCTTTCTTCACCTTTAATTTCTGGGATGTAACTTTGAATATATCCTTCGACGTCAATTTTACTCTCCCCTAACGTAGCTAGATTTTCCGATTTGCTTTTAGAAATATCATAGGTCTCAACAGTGTTAAAGAACGTAGCTTTGATAGTAAGTCCTTCTTTTAAAATCTTATCTTTATTAACATAGTCATTTGTTTTTATTTCACCTTGAATTGAAATAAATGTAGCTTCTTCCATACTACTTTTAGCAACACTTTTAGCTGTAGAGATAAAATTTAATGTTGGTTGAAATAAGCCATTTTCCGACCCATTTTTCTTATACTTAGTGACATATGTTTCAAATCTTCTACTCATTGATTTTTGAGCGCCAAATTGAATTTCACCTTTTACGCTAATGTAAGGCATTGCAACTGAACCTTTTTGAGGATTAGCTTTTTGAGTGCCTTGTCTTACTTCTAATTCAGCAATAACACCTGTCAATTTAACTTGATTTACTAATTTTTTAATACTATCTTCCATTTTTAATTTCCCCTTTAGAGTTTGATTTTATTTATTATGTTGTATATGCGTATGTGTAGTCTAATGTTCATTTCAACTCAAGATTGTGCTGGAGATTTATTTCTTTTAATGGGTACAATAACTCCATCTTTGATTTTCATAGGTGGCTCCTTTTTTAGAATATTTATTTATAATGTTGTAAAACAATAAATGATTTGGGTGTAACATTTGTGCAATATGTACGATATATTTAAATGACTATAATAATATTATACACTATTCACAAACATTTGTCAATAACTTTATCGTATCTTGTTCAACTTTACTAACTTAATATATTCACAAGAAAAATAGCAATTATTACTATAATACTACAAGTTAGAAAACCTTGTTTTCTAGCAACACTAACATTACTCACAGAAACGTCATTAGATAAACTAACAAAATCCCTATACATTTGAATCAGTTCTTCTTTTGATGCGTCTTCTAATTCTTGAAAATATTCCTCGTCTAAAAAAGCTTCGTATATTGAAAACATATTTATCCCCCTTATTTTATTTCGTCACTCCAACCGTCTAAGACCGCCTCACCTTCTCTATAACTAGATACTGTTTTACTTAGTCCACTATAAACACTTTCCGTACCAACTGAACTAGCGGTATAATTACAAGCAAAACTTCGTAAAATACCAAATGACTCCGCTGTTGATACAGCATCAATATTAGCACCTAAAAACAAGAATTGCCAGTTATAGGTATTAGTTTGGAGTTCAATCATTTCCTTTATTTTTGCTCTTGTGAATTCTCTACTAGCATTTTCTTCACCGTCAGTAGTAATTACAAAAATAACTTTTGAAGGTTTATAACCTTCACCTAACTCATCTAATTTACGCCCTAAATCTAAAATTGTAGACCCAATAGTATCTAATAAAGCAGTACCCCCATTAGGGCGATAATCTTTACTATTTAGGGCTATTAAATCCTTTAAGTTTACGCCCTCATGAATATATCTATGAGTAGTACTAAAAGCTACAGTTGTTACATTTGCCTCCCCCACTTCCTCTTTTTGAGCGTCTATAAAGCTATTAAAACCACCTATTGTATCATTTACTAAATTATACATTGAACCACTTTCGTCTAAAATAAATACTATTTCCGTTAAATTTTCTTTCATGTCTATCTCTCCTTTTTAGATGTCTTTGTAGCAATTTTCACAATTAAAACCATAATCTTCTTTATCACACCCTTCATCATTCTTCATTTTCTTCAAAGTATAGAATTTCATTCCATTTTTAACAACGTCAACAATAGTATAGTTACTTGTATTAAAAGCTTCTACCTCTTCCATTGTGAAAGTATTACTTGTTAATTGACAAGTATCTAAATGGCTCATAACTTCTTTTCTTGCACTCGTTAAATCTACTGTTTTTGGAAGTTCCCCACTTTTCCCCATTTGTCTTAGAACAACTAACCCCTCATATGCGCTTTTAATTTCTTTTCCATTAAAATTTCCATAAAATTGCATTTTTATTCCCCCTTTTTTTCTTCTTTTAAGATTATTTTTTTAAATTGTTTTTCTAGTTCAATTTTTAACTCGGAACTTCTGTCACCTATGATATTTGGCATAACTTTTAAGTCTTTTTCCATTGCCCATTTCACTAAGAATCTAAAACTATCGTCACTAAGCATTTTGTTAAAGCTTATTCTTGCTTGCATTATAACACCACCAACGATTTCTATTGTTGCTAAAGATTCTTGAGGATTATCAATGCTTCTCAAAAAACAAATATAAGATTTACCACTAAGAACCTTATCAACATAGGAAGCAACACAATGATTTAATGCTATTCCTTCGCTAACAATATCTTGAGTTGTTTTTGGTAGTATAATACAATAGTCTTTATTATCATAAGCATATTGATTATACGAAAAATTAACGTGGTCTAGAATTTGTTCTTTATTAAACTTCTTAAAGAAAGAGTAATGTAAGGACATAATGTCGTGTTGTGTTTTAAGTGCTTTAGGATATCTGTCTTTTATCTTTCCATAATACATCAATTGCATATTTAGATAATCTGAATATATATCTAATATAGTACCATTACAAGTGGAAATACCTTGATGATATAAGTCCTCAAAAACATAATCAATCAATCTGTTTATGTCTAGATTATATCTCTTACATAGGTCACTAAGACAATTTTGCCTATAGTTATCCTTTGTATAAGTATAGCAAACATTAGCGTCAACCGATTTTTCTAGAAAGTAAATAGCTTTATCATAGCTATATAGTTTTAAAATGTTAAAACATTCAGCAAAACCTGTATCTAAAGACAGCTTGCTTTGTTTAAATATTTGCAGTCCTAATTTCTTGTTTATTTCTATATATTTACCATAATAAGTATATTTATTTCCAAATATTTTGTTTTTATACAGCTCTCTTTTCAGTTTATCCCTGATTAAACTTACTATTGCCTTTGAAAATCTAGTATAATCCATATATGTAAAGTCTACTAAAACCCAATCAACCTCCGCAAGTTCTTTTGTTATGTTAAAATACCCATAACTAAAAAAGTTTGCTATTTCAGTTTCTATTGGCACTTTTATTTCGTCTGTTTTATTATTTTTCAAGTAAAAATTCTCTTGAGTTAATAATATTCCTAACGTTCTATCTGTTGTTTTAGTTTTTCTTCTAATTACAAAGTCTAAGTCATTAACTAACAGTACTTCGAAAATAGGCACTACTGGCTCTCTATGATTTTTTATTTTGGGCTTTCGTATTTCCATGTCAAATGATTCTACGAAGTCTTTTACTTTTGCCGACATAATTAATCCTTTCTTCTTTTATTTTATTCTCAAACACATTCTAAAACTACGAATAATTTCATTTTGTTGTTCTTTAGAGGTCAACCCCCATACCACATTTAGTTCTTGCATAACTAATAAGAAACTACGCATTTTACCATAACTGTCATATAAAGATATGTCTATTTTTTTTAAAGCTTCTTCTATTCTTTTACACTGTGCCTCTATTTCCATTTCCTTCTTTTTCCTTTACCTTAATTAATTCTTCAAAACAAGCAATCCAAGCGTCTTCTTCTGGAAAGAAAATATCGTTAGTATCAAGTTTATCCGCTAACACATAAATAAGTTGTCCAAACCTAAAATCTGGACTTTGCTTCCATAACTCGGCTAATTTCTCTAAAAACGGTTCAATACGATTAATATCTCTCATTTTACCCCTTTCTCATTTATCTAATAAAATATCCATTTTATTAGAT